GCCGACCTGCGCGGTGCCAACCTGTGCGGTGCCAACCTGCGCGGTGCCAACCTGCCTGATCTCACTTTCGTAATTCTGGGTGAGAAATACTTCATAAGTATAACGAACGGTGAATATGTACGAGCAGGATGCCAGAACCACACAGTTGAGGAATGGAGAAAATATAGTAAGCAGGAAATTGCTGAGATGGATGGTCGTAAAGCTCTTAAATTTTATCCACGTCTTCTGGACATTATCGATTTCTATATTGGTAAAGGTGAACGCCCGGATTGGTTAACAAGTAAAGAATATGCAGATGAAGTAACTGGGTAAGCGTATTTTTGGCAGCGAATAAGCACCTATAGCAGATTTACGAGTCTGCTATGTGAGCAATATCGCTCGTAACCAAGCGAGGACGACGACTCGTTCTGGTTAATCGAAAAATCATCCTTGATGTTATTTGCCGCTCGCAGTCAGGGCGGCTTTTTTTACCAGTATATCAATAGCGCTTCATATCGAGGCGTTTTCGCTATGCCAATAAATGAAAATGGAGAATCCCACGATGACATTTGCTATCGCGGGCGGTGCCGTCATGGGTATCGCACACCTTAATGAATCACTTTTAGAGCGTATCACCAGAAAATTACGGGCCGGATGGAAACGTCTGGTCGATATCCTGAATCAACCAGGAGTGCCGTGTAATGGATAAATCACTTATGGCTATTCAGTCTAAATTCGCAATTGCTGTTTATCTTGGTGACAAAATAATGTATCGCGAAGCTGTAGAATCCTTTCGCGAATGGAGGTTGAAATGATACCAGTGGACTTAGCAAGGACACCGGAGTTGAGCAGGTTAAAACGTCAGTATCACCTGACAGAGGCAATGTACTGGCGCAAGTCAGGTAATAAATCGATGAAACGAAATTGCCTTTCATTAGCCAAAAACGAGCGAATAAACAAAGGTGAATTTCTGGCTAATCCTTCCGAATTACCATTCTGAGGTGAATTATGGATTTGAATAAATTCGACGCCCCATTCAATCCTGAAGATATCGAATGGCGAATACAGCAAAGTGGTAAAACACGTGATGGCAAAGTGTGGGCTATGGTGCTGGCTTATGTCACGAACAGGGCAATCATGAAACGCCTGGACGATGTTTGCGGCAAAGCAGGATGGCGCAATGAATACCGCGATATACCCAACAACGGTGGCGTTGAATGCGGCATATCAATCAAGATTGATTCCGAATGGGTAACTAAATGGGATGCTGCTGAAAACACACAGGTAGAAGCCGTCAAAGGTGGTCGCTCCGGCGCAATGAAGCGTGCTGCCGTTCAGTGGGGAATTGGTCGGTATCTGTATAACCTTGAGGAAGGTTTTGCGCAGATATCCAGTGATAAGAAACAAGGATGGCACAGGGCCAAAATGAAGGATGGAACAGGATTTTACTGGCTCCCTCCATCGCTGCCGGACTGGGCCATGCCAGCATCATGCAATCAACCATCACCAGAAAATACCAACCAGAAATCTCCATCGGTTGACTGCGAACAAATCCTGAAAGACTTCAGCGATTATGCAGCAACAGAAACTGACAAGAAAAAGCTAATTGAGAGATATCAGCATGACTGGCAATTATTGGATGGTCACGATGATGCGCAGACAAAATGCGTTCAGGTAATGAACATCAGAATAAATGAGCTTAAACAGGTGGCTTAATGAGAAGATTAAACATAACTCCAGCGGAGATGGAGTCAGTTTGCGGTCGCATGGTAGCTTGCCGTGCAGCAGAACATCTGGGCCTAAACATAAATCAGTTTTATTACATAGCAAAAAAACTGTCATTAAAAACGGCATTCGTTAAGCCAAGATGGAGCGACGACGAAGACAAAAGAATGCAGACGCTTATCTCATCAGGCTATACACAAAGAAATGTAGCAAAAATTCTCGGGCGAAGTGAAGAGTCGGTAAAAAGCAGGCTATCACGTTTACGAAAGAAATAACCCTATACGTACCACATTATTCGGATAACCTACCCTGGAGTAAATTATGCCAGCGCCTTTGTATGGTGCGGATGACCCGCGCCGCTGTTCCGGCAATTCCGTATCGGAGGTGCTGGATAAATTCAGAAAAAACTACGACCTGATAATGTCGCTACCGCAGGAAACGAAAGAGGAAAAGGAATTTCGCCACTGTATATGGCTTGCAGAGAAAGAAGAACGCGAGCGAATTTACCAGACATCCATCCGGCCATTCCGCAAAGCCACTTACACCAAATTCATTGAAACAGACCAGCGCCTTCGTGATTACCGTTCGCGTTACGGCGCTATCAGCAATAACTGAGGAATTCATCATGAGAGGTTTGTCCTACGACCCCGGAATCCTTCCATCGGAAATGATTATTCGACACCGCTTCAAACCCATCAAAGATATTCCACGCGAAGAAATGCTGGCGAGAAATAGTTTTCCATCAGTTAATGAAAACAAATATCTGAATGCAATGTTGCGGAGTGGGAAGAAATGAAAGAAGTGAAAATATACACAATTGTCAGTGACCAGTTATCACCACCAATAACAGGAGAATCATTCTGTACTGATATGGTGCGTCATAGTGATTATGCGGAACTTGAGGCTAAATACGCGGCGCTGGCTGAAGTGCGGGCAAGTGCAATCCCTGATGGTTACGTGCTTGTCCCTCAACAAATTTTCCTTGAGCCATCGGACATTGAGTTAATTTGTTCACAATGTGGTGACGGTCATGAATCCGGGTACGGTGATTTTACTGACGGACTGCTGTGGGTTGGCAACATTCAACGTGACGACGGCAGCATTGTTCATGGTCTGCATATCTCGTCAGCAGATTACACAGAAGAAGGCGGTGTAACAGTTTGCGAGTTCGCCGCCCAACCTCGTAAAGGCGGTGCAGCGTGACAATAGACAAACGGGCGCTACGTGAAGTGGCGGAGAAGGCGACAAAAGGCGAATGGTGGTCTGATGTTGTCGATACTGACGGCGAATATGGCGAGGGCGAAGATAGGGTGTCTGGCTACCACTCATACGCGGTGTATGTCGGTCACGAATCTTTGCTCGACATGATTAACTCAACTGCTGCGTGCATCCACACCGAATGGGATCACGATTACCACATGGCATGGGATGAAACGGCCAAGCGTAACGCTGAGTTTATCGCCGCCGCTAACCCCGATACCGTGCTGGCGCTGCTTGACGAGAATATTCAACTCCAGCGGGAAAAAGACGCGATCGAAGCCGTGGCGCTGGCGCTGCGTGATGATATGCGGGATGCGCGTGAAAAGTTGGAGGCCGCAGAACACCGCATAGCAGAACACTGCAAGGTGCTAAATAGCCTTGCAGCAGTAGCCCGTCGCTACCTGCCTGATTATGACGAACATCCTGAAATTCAGGCCGCTGACGAATTACTTGAGAGCGCCGCTGGCATCAAGGTTAAGGGGGATTGATGGATAAGCCACTCAATAAACGTGAGCGTGAGTTTTTAAAGCCCGCCATAGTTCACTACTGGGAAATTGAAATCTCCCCAACCAGAAAAACAGCGCTGTGGGATGGTGATCCGCTTCTCCCGGTGAAAGTCGGGGTGATGGCTGAGAACCTGATAAATCGCGGCTATCTGGAGCGCGTGTCTATGGGGTTTGGAAGGGACATTATCAGAGCTACAGATAAGGCCAAAAAACTGCGCTGTTATCGCTGCTCATACGGTCGAGTAATTGATAAGCGAGGCCAGCAGGGTGAGAAGTGCCCACACTGTGACGGCGGCGTAATCGTGAACAAGACAGAAGGAAGCGCAGCATGACCACTATTACCAATAATAAGCAGGACTTAGATGCCGCGCTGGATTTTGACCTTTTCGAAGGTGATTTCGGAACACCATTCGATACCGAACTATCAAACAAAATTGTTACCTCCCGCGGTGAATACAAATGCCACATTTGCGCTGGTGAAATTTTAAAAGGTGAAAATCATCGTAGTACGACCTGGAAATTCGACGGCGAACTCATGTCCTATCGGTGCTGTAACGAGTGCTGTATGGCAATGGTTAAAAGCGTTAATTGCGAATACGAAGAAGACGATCCGATAGAAGCACGCTACGCGCTGGGGCATCAACGCAGAGGATGGGCAGTATGACCACTATTACCAAAGAAGAAGTTAAGGCATTCATTGAGCAAATTGAATCCGATTTAGCTAATGGGTGGGAAGCGCAGATATTCGAATTGAAGCTGGCGCGTATCGCACTGGCAGCGCTCGAAGCGGAGAAAGGTGCCGACCCCGTTGTGTTCACCGACGAACGAAATCTTCGTCACATTGCCAGGGGGCGAGAAACCTCTTTGATTTGGGGTAAACAAAACCAGGAGGTGGGAGATATCCCGCTCTATCGTCACGCCCAGCCAGTTCCGGTAGTGCCGGATGAGTGCCCGGCAAAAATTCGCGAACTGATGGCGTCCCATTCTGACGCTCTCTTCAACGATGGCGATGCACAGGAGATATGGAATGCCTGCCGCACCGCCATGCTTCAGGGGGTCGAGCAACCACAAAACGCACGACAAAATATTCCGGAAAATATTCCTGATGGCAACTCTCCGGCAATTCCGGATGATTGGGTTATGGTGCCAAAAGAGCCAACTCAGGCCATGATTAAAGCGTGGCTATCAGAGGTTGCTAACTTTCGCGGTCATGCAGCCGGTTACAAGGCTGCGCTGGCAGCAGCACCACAGCGGGAGGTGAAGTGATATTTCACCCTTCAAAATTGACCAACATTTGCTTTAATTTATACTGTATGAAAATACAGTATTCATGGTGGCTAAAATGGGTGGCAAAGTACCTAACTACCAAATCGTTTATAGAGACGAGACACTCAATTATTTCAAGCCTGGAGGATATGTTTTCTTTCAAAGGCTTAAAGAATATGGCGGTGGTTATTGGTTAGGAAAAATTTACGAGGATGGGTTCGAGTTTGTACTTGAAAGGCCAACCTCATTAAGTGAGGGAATTAAGCATTTACTTGTTTTAAAAAGCGTTGAAGATGGGTATCTGGAATTTGTAGATGATATCGACAACTTCAAGCTCCAATGATGCGATAGCTTTTAACATACCTCATGTGAAGATTATACGTTCGTATGTCATTCAGCACGTAGCTATCTTATGCAGAAAGATAAAACAAGCGCTCTTCGTGGCGCTTGTTTGCTTATGGGGAGAGTCCACAGATGCTGAAGCGCAGCAGCTCGGCTCTCAGCACCGCAAAAATAACAATCCTCGCACTCGCGGGGATTTCTTTTATCTGAACTCGCTACGGCGAGTTTTGTTTTATGGAGTGAATGATGATTCTTGTGATCAGTGCCACCTATCTTTGTCGCCGCGGGGATATTGATGGCGCGGTTTACGCAGGTATAGCAATTTTTGGATTTATTGAGCTTCTTGTAGAGATTGCTCTTCTCGCTTCAGTATTAGGAAAGTAACTATGGAATCACACAGCCTCACACTCGATGAGGCCTGTGCATTTCTCAAGATATCCCTTCCCTACAAGTTCGATTCCCAAACCGGAGATAAAACCTATGCGCGAATTACGCGATGACTCGCTTGTTGACTTGAAGTTCATGATGGAGGATTCTGGCATGGGCAAGACCTTCATTTACTCAGAAATTAAGAAAGGCCGGTTTCCTGTCCCTCACAAAATCGGTAGCGCATCCAGATGGGTTTATGCCGACTACCAAAACTGGAAACGCAGCCACTTCTCCCATCTCCAAAATGCATCATGAATTGCCTTTGTGGGCATAAATGCGGGCATAAAATTCTTCAATCCTGTAATTCATCATAAATCCCCTGCACTTACGACATTCATTAGGTGTCTGCAGGGGACACCATTGATACCCAGGACATTCTCTTCTTGCTGCATAACCTTTCGAGCGGTTCCCCTTTCATGTTGCTTTTATTGCCCCTATGCAATATCACCGGACATGCCATACGTTCAGCAAAAAGTCGTCATCGGCCGGTTATGACCGATGACATCCTGATGTGGTCTAGAAGCGGTACTGCAACCCCGCGGTAACCGTATAGTTATTATTAGCTATACCTGCGGCATCGCCACCAAAATACGCCGTATCACCGCTGGTTTTATCTATGATTTGCGTACCGCCCTTACCTTCTTCATATTTACTGTAAGCGAACTCAGCAAAGATTTTTGCATTACTGGTAATATAATATCCGGCGTCAATAGAAGCGCCATAATATCGTGAATTTTCCGTTTTTTCGCGGAAGGTAAGTTTGCGCATGTAGTGTTCGTCATTATCATGCGCATTTACCCAGTCGCTGTATTTAAACAGTACATTACACTCAAAGTCATTAATACGATAATCACCCGCCAGCCCGATATAGGGCATTTCGAAACGCTGGCTATAACCTATGCCGCGCACGCCATGAGGAAAATTACCAATATATCGACCATTATCATAAATATAAGACCCGCCTCTTGCCGTCCAGCTAAAACGGGTTTCCTGATAGCCCGCTGTTACGCCCGCCTTGTAGTTATCGCCCTGCAATAACCAACCTTTCACGTTCAAATCGTATTCATTAGCATAGTTGGCGCTGGTGTCCGGATGAATTGAACGATCGGTCCAGCCTGGCTGCTCACTGCTCATCCAGTCATGGTCAACCATATGACCCGATCCCGACGCCAAAGATGTCCAGCCGCGGGCGTCCAGCGTCATGAACGAATAGGGTTCCCATGATAAATCCCCCTGCAACGTGGCGACATTTTTTATTTTCCAGTCCAGTTGACTAATCTTCCGCCCGGTGTCGGTATCATAAACCAGCTCCCTGGATTTACCATTTAACACTCCCACGGAAAGGGATGTCGTGACGCTATCAGGAGAGACGTCCGGAATAAATAAGGTAGACTCCGCATAAACCGACTCAGAAAATACGGCGATCATCATTACTGCAATAGCATGTTTTTTCATTTCTCTTGCCCTCATATTCAGATGTAATCTGGAGAGGTGATGAAGTTTTCATCTTGTCAAATCGTCGGACAAGAGTACATTTATTACGCCAGAGAACTTGACGCATTTTTACCTTATATTGAAGTTAAGAAATAGAATTTGATGCTCAGGTGAATAATAAGCAATCTATAATCATGATGGAATGATTTACCATTACGGTGATGCGACGTTATCTGGCTAACGACATCGTTGCTGTTGTTGTCAGCCAGATTGAAAGTAACTGTAATATCAGAATTTATAATGCTCTTTACTTAGACCATATTTTTTCATGCGCAGATAAAGTTTTTTACGGGGAATTTGCAGATACTCCGCCACTTCATTAATTCGTCCCTGATGAATATTTAATGCTTCGGTAATAATTTGTCGCTCATACTCTTCAACGCGCCGGTCAAGCGGGGTCGGCTCCTGAAGAAGCAACTGCGGGTTGACCGTTTCCGCCAGCGGCAGCACGCCAACAGCAAAAAGCTCTGCCGCATTAGCCAGTTCGCGCACATTGCTTGGCCAGGCGCGTCGCATTATTCCTTTCAGTAATTCCCCCGCTATTTCCGGCACTGGATGATTGAGCCGCAGGCAGGCTTTTCGAAGATAATGGCGAAATAACGGTTCGATATCATCCGGTCGCTGAGAAAGAGACTGGCAGGCGATTTGGGTCATGGCGAAACAGTAGTAAAGCTCGGCCGCAATCTGGTTAGCTGCCGCCTGCTCCACCAGCGAAGCGCTGCCAACGCCCACCAAACGAAAAGGCCGATGCTCCAGGCTTTGTAAACGCGCCAGATGGTGCTGCTGTTCGCGTGTCAGATATTCGGGATGACTCAACACCAGCGTACCTCCTTGCGCCTGGTCGATGAATGTCTCCAACTGCCCGGCATTCTCCGGCGTGAGTTCATAGCGTACAAACGGCCCTTTCGCGTTACGCCC